CGGGCCGATCGAGGTGGTCATCAGCTTCGGCCACAAGAGCGAGGTCGTTGGGGGTGCCTAGATACGATGTCTTCTTGCCTGAGCTCTACCCGCAGCAGAAGGCGTTTGTCGAGGATCAGGCGCGATACACGGTTGTTGAAGCGACTGTCAAGGCGGGAAAGACCTGTGCCTGCTTGGCTTGGATCCTGAAACTGGCGTTCCGGCCCGGCAATGAGGGCAAGGTGTTCTGGTGGGTGGCGCCGATCTTTCCGCAGACGAAGATTGCTTATCGGCGGCTGAAGGGCTGGCTGACTGAGCGGCCCGAACTGGCGAAGTTCAACGAGTCGGAGCTAATGGTAACGCTGGCCAACGGCGCCGTGATTACCTTCAAGGGCGCGGACAACCCCGACAGCCTCTACGGCGAGTCGGTGTTCGGCGCGGTGATCGACGAAGCGTCCCGGTGCAAGGAGGAGGCCTGGCACGCCGTGCGCTCCACGCTCACCAGCACCAGGGGGCCGCTGAAGATCATCGGCAACGTCCGCGGCCGCAAGAACTGGGCTTACCAGTTGGCCCGCCGGGCAGAGGCCGGGGAGCAGGGGCTGTCGTATCACAAGCTCACTGCCTGGGACGCGGTGGAGGCCGGGGTGCTGGCGGCCGAGGAGATCGAGGACGCCAAGCGGCTGCTGCCCGAGGCGGTGTTCAGAGAGCTTTACCTGGCCGAGCCCTCGGACGACGGCGGCAACCCGTTCGGGCTGGACGCCATCGAGGGGTGCGTGGGCGAGCTGTCCGCGGAGCCGCCCGTGGCGATCGGCGTGGACCTGGCCAAGTCGGCCGACTGGACGGTGGTCATCGGGGTAGACGAGCGCGGCCGCTGCTGCCTCTACGAGCGATGGCAGGACTCCTGGCAGCAAACAACGCGGCGGCTGGTGGACATCCTGCTGCAGCACCAGGAGGCCGTGGTGCAGGTGGACTCGACGGGCGTGGGCGACCCGATCGTGGAGGACCTGCAGCAGACGGTCCCGAACGTCGAGGGCTTCAAGTTTTCATCGACCTCCAAGCAGCAGTTGATGGAGGGACTGGCGGTGGCCATCCAGCGCGGGGAGATCGGATACCCGGAGGGGCCGATAGCCGCGGAGCTGCGGGAGTTCGAGTATTCGGTGAGGCGCACGGGGGTTTCCTACTCGGCGCCGGAGGGGCTGCACGACGACTGCGTGTGCGCCCTGGCCCTGGCCGTGTCGGGCTGGCGGCGGTTTATGCCCCTTGGGATCTCGACGCTGGACGGGATGGAGCGGGAGCGGGAGCGAGAGCAGGCAGGGGGCCGGGTGGAGCGCGAGCCGGAGGAGATCATGGTGCGACTGAACGCCTGGACGGAGCGGGATTAGCGATATGGCGGTAAGGGAGTGGATCACGAACTGGCTGGCGCGGGTGATGCCGTCCTCCGTGCTGCTGTCGGGGATGGACTATATGCTCTCCGAGGGCAGGCGCAGGCCGGCCGACTACTCGTCGTTGTGCGCCCGCTACTCCAGCTGGGTCTACCTGTGCGCTTCGAGGAACGGCGCCGCGGTGGCATCCGTGCCGCTGAGGCTCTACGTCCGCGGTGGCACGCGCAGGTTTCCGACGAGGGAGCTTCAGCCGGGGCAGCGGCGGTTCCTGCAGGGGCGCCGGGGCAAGGCCGGCGCGATGATGATGGGCGACGACGTGGAGGAGGTGCTGCAGCACCCGCTGCTCGACCTCCTGGACAGGCCCAACGGCTTTATGACGGGGCGCGACCTGATCGAGCTCACGGTCATCTTCGAGGAGCTGACGGGCAACGCTTACTGGTGGCTGACGCAGGGGCAGCTTGGGACGGTGGGCCAGGTGTGGCCGATGTTCCCTCAGTGGACCAAGATCGTGCCGGACGCCGAGGCGTTCGTGCGGGGCTACAAATACGGCAAGTCGGAGCAGGACTCGGTGTTCTACGACGAGGCCGAGGTGGTGCACTTCCGCTACCCCAACCCCAACGACGCCTACTACGGCATGGGGCCGCTGCAGGCTGCGCTGTCGGCGGTGGATCGCAGCCGCTACCAGGGCGAATACGAGGAGGCCCTGTACCGCAACCACGGCAGGCCGGACGGGCTGGTGAGCGTGGCCCGGGCCGTGACGCCCGAGCAGAAGCGGCTGCTGGAGGAGCAGTGGCGGGAAGTCTACGGGGGGACCAGGAACGCCGGCAAGGTCGCGTTTTTGTGGGGCGATATGAAGTTCAGCCCGCTCAACTTCAGCCCTCGTGACGCGGGCGTGCTGGCGTCGGCCAAGTATTCGAGGGAGGAGATCGCCGACATCTTCGGCCTGCCGCCGACGAAGCTGGAGATCAGCCAGGCCCGGGCCGAGGCCGAGGCCGGCAACTACTCCTACATGGCCGAGACAATAGCGCCGAAGTGCACGCGCCTCGAGGACCAGCTCAACGAGGAGCTGGCGCCGCTCTACGACGAGCGGCTGTTCGTGGCGTTCGACGACTGCGTGCCACAGAACAGGGAGCTGCGGCTGAAGGAGATCGACACGCGCCTCTCGACGGGGCTCACGACGATCAACGAGGAGCGGGCGATGGAGGGGCTGCCGCCCGTGGACTGGGGCGAGGTTCCGCTCCAGCTCCAGAGCAGGGGCGAGGCGGAGGAGCCCGCGGCGCCGGAAGCGCCTGAGCCGGGGAACGAGCCGGGGGACGATGACGAGGAGCCGGACGGTGAGGGCTTCGATGGCGGCAACGGCGAGACGGAAGGCGGGCAGAAGGCAACGCCCCCTTTTCGGCACACGGCCGGCTGCGGGTGCGGTGACTGCCAGACCAGGGCGCTCGACCCGCTGACGCCGGCCGAGGAGTCGTTTGCCGAGGCGCTGCGGAAGGTGACGCGCCGGCAGCTTCAGGACGTGCTGCAGAAGCTGGGGATCGACGCGACGCCCGAGCAGGTGCTGGCGGGCTGGGCCGAGTGGGCGAAGGACTACTACGACGCCGGCAAGGGGCCGATCAAGGCGCGGGTGAACGCCGGGGGCATCGCCGCCGAGGAGGCCGCGGCGTCTTACGGCTACGAGGTTTCCTGGGAGATCACGCACCCGGACGTAATCGAGTGGCTGGAAGGCTACACGATGAAGTTCGCCGAGAAGATCAACGACACCTTGGGCGGGCAGCTGAAGGACGCGATCGGGACGGGCATCCAGGAGGGCGAGGGGATGCCACAGCTCCAGGAGCGGGTGCAGAGCGTGATGGGGGACGAGGCATCGGCCTACCGCTCCGAGATGATCGCCAGGACCGAGACGCACCGGGCCTACCAGCAGGGCGAGCTGCAGATGTGGCGCGAGAGCGGCATCGAGTGCAAGAAAACCTGGCAAGCCAACGCCGACTCCTGTGACCTCTGCGCCTCGCTGGACGGAACTGAGGTGGACCTGAACGAGATGTTCTTCGAGCAGGGTGAGACGTACGCCATCGAGGGCGTGGGGTCGCAGAGCTTTGATTATGAGGCGGTGGACGGGGCAAGCCTGCACCCGAACTGCCTCCTGCCCGGAACGCCCGTGACAGCACTGGGGGTGCAGGCTGCATACCGTGCACCATACCGGGGGCTAGTAGTTCAGGTGACGCTTGCCGACGGCCGTCGGCTTGCCGTGACCCCCAATCACATGCTGCTCACCCCGCGGGGTTTTGCGCCGGCGCACCTTCTCCGCGAGGGCGACTACGTAGTCGATGGCAGCGGGTTCGAGCGGGAAGTCGCGGCTGACCCAAACGATGACTATCGACCATCCCTGGTCGAGGAGGTATTCCATGCGCTCAGGGAATCGGGCGCGGTGGTCACCCGCGGTGTGCCAGTGGCCGCCGAATATCTCCACGGCGACGGGAAGTTCGTCAAGGGCGAGATCGAGGTTGTAGCGACCAACGGCCTTCTGAGGGGTGCAAGGGTAGCCGCGGGCGGTGAGCATGTCGCAGGCGATACGTTCTATGCGGCTGACGTGCGTTCCTTTGGCCTCTCGGGTTCGGGCGCGCTGGCGGACTTCCTCGTCGGAGCGGCGCTTGCCGCGGACAGCATCGTGGGCGGCCGCCGCGAGCCTGCTCCGTTCTTCGGGAGACGTTTGGGCCATCCGGGCGAGCATCCCCTCGCTTCGGTTCCGGGGAGTGACGCCGGCGTCTCGGAGAATGAGGCAGATGGTGGAACGCTGGACCCCGAAGGCGGCGGCCAGAGACTTCACAGACTCGCCCGCAGCGAACCTCTGCAGGACGGCGGGGCAGTCAACGGCGGCCTGGCGCTCTTGACGAGCGGCCTCGAAGGCGTCTCGCATCGGGACGCCCATCTTGAGCAGGCGATGCCGGATGGCGCATCCGCCGAGGCCGAAACGCTCGCCGAGTGCTGCAGGCGTTTCGCCGGCCAGGTAGGCCTGACGAAGATCATCGGGGTCGATCTGCACGTGTTTGCTGGGCATGTGTATGACCTCCAAACGGTTAGCTCACTATACATCTGCAATGGGGTCTTGTCAAGTAATTGCCGGTGCGCCGTGATTGTCCAGCCAGTGGAGAGTTCCGAATGAAACACAGACTGAACCTGTCGTCGATGAAGAACGTGCTGCCGCCGCCGCTCTATGAGGCGGTGGTTTTGCTTTCGAGCGAGGACGCGGCTGTGCTGCGGCGGTCGGTGGCTGAGACCGCGGAGCTTTACCCCGGCGAGCGGGCGGCGGTGCAGTATGTCTCGACCAGGGACGTTGACCGCTATGCCGAGGTGCTGGACCCGGACGGGGCGCTGCTCGATGAGTTCCGCCTCAACCCAGTAGTGCTGTGGGGCCACGACTACATGTTGCCGCCGATCGGGAGCGACGCGTGGATCAGGTCGGACGGCTACGGGATTCTGACCAAGAGCGTTTACGCCACGACCGACCGGGCCGAGGAGGTCTGGACGCTGAAGCAGGGCGGCCACCTGAAGACATCGAGCGTGGGCTTCATCCCGCTGGAGTGGGTGGAGAACGGCGGGCCCGGCTGGACGGAGACGGTGAAGCGCTACGCCCGCAAGTGGGCTGACCAGGCCCCGGATTGGGCGTCGGTGTCGGCGCTCTACACGAAGTGGCTGCTGCTCGAGCACAGCGACGTGGCCATTCCGGCCAACCCTTACGCGCTGGTGCAGGCGGTGTCTAAGGGCCTGCGGGTGCCGCCCGAGGTGGCCAGGAGCCTGGGGCTGGAGGAGGGGCAGAAGGGGAACGCGCCCGCGGACCAGGCCGCGGCGGAGCCCGTGGTGGTGCGCGAGCTGGTGCGGGAGATGACGTCGCCGGAGATGGTGGTGCGCGAAGTGGTGCGGCCGGCGGCGGTAGTGAGGCAGGTTTCACCGAGCCCGGCGGATGTGCGCGGGCTCGTTTCTGATGTGATCGACACGCTGAGAGGCAGAGTGTAGCGATTGCCCGGCAGCGGGCGTTTCGGCGCTGGGGCGGACCCCGGCCAAGCTACCCGCGGGGAGTTCAACAGACTCGGCCTCCAGGCAATGACGGGGCGGACAGGCCGCCTCAGAAGTCTGGAGGGCAATCGTGCTCAAGGTAATCAAACTGCTGAAGGAATGGGTCCACGCCGAGAAGACGTGGACGCCTGGGGCGGTCCTGGAGGTTTCGTCTGAGCTGGCCGACCAGCTCGTGGCGGACGGGACGGCCGAGGTTTACCAGGAGCCCGTGGCGCCGGATCTGACGGCGCAGGTGCGGGAGATCGTGGCTGACCAGGTAAAGGCCGTGGAGCCGAAGCCGCAGCCGGCGTATACGAGGGACCGCAGGGAGGACGACCCGAAGAAGGGCTTCGCTCACTTCGGGCAGTTCCTGAACGCCTGCAAG